TAAAGAACATCCAGCATTACAGTTTATTTGGGTTAATTATCTAGGAGATAATTTACCAAATCTACCAAATTTATTTTCAAAAGATGAAAAGGAAATATGACAAGTTTAACAGATCAACCCGAAAATATTAATCCTCTGGCAGATGTTCAGTTTAGATTTGATGTTGCGGCATTACCCAAAACTTCCTTTTTTGTTCAAACAGTTAATTTACCAGGCGTTACATTAGAAGGCGCGACTATAGCGACACCACAACTCCAAAACTTTTCTCGACATACTGGTATTATAACTTATGATCCTCTCAATGTTACCTTTTTGATTGATGAATATTTGAAAAATTGGCAAGAAGTATTTCAATGGATGGTTGGAGAAGAAAACAAATACACATCCGCAGTATTAACTATATTAAGTAGTTCTATGAATCCTACAATGGAATTACATTTCAAAGATATTTTTCCTACCTCATTATCAGAAGTATCTTTTGACAGTACTACAACAGATCCAACTTATCAAGTTGCAACCGTTAATTTTAACTATACAGAATATATTATTAAAAATTTATTGAATAATTGATATGAATAAAAAAAGTGATTTTGCTCATTTATTATGGTTATTTAACTCACCTAGAGAAACAAGAAATATAATCCGATTAGATTTACATGAAGCAGGATTGTTGTATAAGTATGCTTCTGAACAATGGACAAGAATGCCTAAAGATGAATATGGTAATATTATTTTAGAGATTGGTAGATATTGGGCAGGATCAACAATTTTACTAGCAATGGCTACTCATGATACTAAAGTAAAAGTAGTTTCAGTTGATGTGGTTGAGGGGTGTCACGACCCTGATGCAGATGATTGGTTAAATGAATATGAAGAAAAAGATCGAATAGATATCAGAACAGACAATTCATGGGCAATGGAGAATTTCCCAATATCTTTATTGTTTGTAGATGGTGATCATTCATACGAAGGAGTTAAAAGAGATTTTATCCATCATTGGAATTATTTGAATGGTCCGTGTTTAGCACATGATTATACTGATCCAACTTGTGAGGGTGTAACAAGATTTATAGATGAGTGGATTGAAGAAGGTTATGCCGAAATAATTGAACAAGTGGGTACAATGGTAGCTCTTAAAAAATTGAAAGATCATGAGATTAACAAGTGACAAAAGGATCTATGTTCCCGATTGTGATGATTGGTATAAGTGGGGTGCAGATTATGAACAAAAAGAATATGATGAAGTAATTCAATATATTCCTAAGTTTGGTGTAGCACTTGACATAGGTGCTCATGTAGGTATTTGGTCAAGAAGATTAGCAGAAAAATTTAAAACTGTTGTAGCTTTTGAACCTGTTCCTGATCATATAGAATGTTGGCAAAAAAATATGGATAATTTTGTCAAAGAAAATTCTGAGTGGGGAAATTATAGTACATTACATAAAATAGCATTAGGTCATGAGAATGGAACTTCCACAATGAGAGTTCCAAATACTACCAATACTGGAATGGCATCACTCGTTCATGAAATTTATAATACTAAAACACATGAAAGATGGGTACAGCCTGGATGGGATAAATTTCCAGATATTGAAGTTAAAACTAAAACATTAGATAGTTATGAATTCGACAGAATAGATTTTATAAAAATGGATGTTGAATGGTTTGAACTTAGAGTTTTACAAGGCGCCGAACAAACTATAAAAAAACACAGACCTGTTATGTATATAGAAATGCACGATACACAGGCGTTTACGTTGATGAAAGAATGGGGATATATGATCCTTTGTTCACATGGTATGAATCGTTTATATAAAAGTATAAAATGAAGTTTGAAGAAATACAGAAATTATGGTCAGGTGATTGTCATATTGATGAAACAGAATTATCACAAGAATCAGTAAAAATTCCACAATTACATAACAAATATTTAATTCTTTTTCATGATGAAAGATTAAGACTCCGTACTATGAAGTTTGATCATAGTAAACTTTTAAAAGTTAAAAGGGAGTATTTTTCAGGAAGAATGGATGCAACAGAATTAGAGGCTTATGATTGGGAGCCATTCCAATATAAGTTACTCAAAGCAGATGTACAAGAGTACATAGATGCTGATGATGACATAATAGAAGGTAAGAAAAAAATATCACTACAAGAAGAAAAAGTGGAATACCTTGAATCAGTAGTAAAGAGTTTATCTAATAGGGGATATTTAATTAAAAATGCAATCGATTGGAAACGTTTCACAGAAGGTCATTGATACGATAGAAGTATCTAAGAAGGATGAAGTATACGTTAAGATTGTCTGTGAAGCTAGCGTAGCACAAGAGTTGTGTGATTTTTTCACATTTACTGTTCCGGGCCATACATTCATGCCGGCCTATCGAATGAAAATTTGGGATGGTAAAATTAGACTATTTAATATTCACAATAGATTATTGTATGGTGGATTACTTGAATATGTTTTTATATTTGCTGAAAAAAGAAATTATGAAGTAAAACCTGATGGTGATTGGTGGAAACCACGCAAGATAGAAAAAAATGAAGAGTTCCTTAAAAGTTTAAAATTACCTTTTGAACCAAGAGACTATCAGTTAGATGGATTTCATCACGCCTTATCATACAAGAAAAGTTTATTAGTATCACCTACCGCAAGTGGAAAATCCTTAATCATATATCTTATAGTACGAGCACTTAATGTTAAAACATTAATAATCGTTCCTACTACATCTTTAGTTTCTCAATTGTATTCAGATTTTCAAGAATATGGATGGGATTCCGCCAAATACTGTCATCAAGTTTATGCCGGACAAGATAAAGTTTCCGATAAACAAGTGGTAATTTCAACATGGCAATCTATTTACAAACTTAACAAGAAAATATTTGAACCATATAAAGTAGTAATAGGAGATGAAGCTCATGGTTTCAAATCAAAATCCCTTACATCTATTATGACTAAATGTGTGAACGCGGGATATAGAATTGGTACTACGGGAACATTAGATGGAACTCAAACTCACAAATTAGTACTTGAAGGTCTATTTGGTAAGGTTTATAAGGTAACAACAACTAAGAAATTGATTGACCGAAAACAATTAGCACCATTTCGTATAGAAATTTTAGTATTAAAGTATCCTGATGTGATATGTGAACAATTTAAACAAATTAAGTATGCAGATGAAATAGAATTCTTAGTAGGACATGAAAAAAGGAATAAATACATAAGAAGCCTAGTATTATCACTTGATGGTAATACTTTGTTACTCTTTAGATTAGTGAAAAAACATGGACGTATTTTATACGATATGATCAAGGAGAAAACAGATGATGATAGAAAAACATTTTTCGTATTTGGGGGAACAGAAACAGAAGTCAGAGAACAAATCAGAGCAATTGCAGAAACAGAACAAGATGCCATTATCGTGGCAAGTTATGGTGTATTCAGTACCGGCATCAACATTAGGAATCTTCACAACATTGTTTTCGCTTCTCCTTCTAAATCTCGCATTAGGAACTTACAGTCTATAGGTCGCGGATTACGATTATCAGACAATAATCAAGAAACAGTATTGTATGATATTACAGATGATTTGAGATGGAAGAATAGAAAAAACTACGCTTATCGACATCATGAAGATCGAATGAAAATTTATGAGGAAGAAAAGTTTCCATATAAAATTCATAATATTTTACTTAAGGTATAAATGGCAATAGAACTCGATAAACAAGATCTAAAAGTAATACGATTAGATAATGGTGAAATAATCTTTTCAAAAGTAGTAGTAAATGATAAAAGTAAGGACAATGGTTATTTAGAATTACATTGGCCAATGAAAGTCATGATGAAATTTGATGATGAAGCAAAAAATACTCAACTTGCCTTACTTAAGTGGCTACCTTTTACAGATACTACATTTGTACCTTTGGCAGCGAGATGTATTATGTCTGTTTCTAAATTAGGTGAAGAATATGAAAACTTTTATTTAAATTCTGTAAAAGAAGATTCTGAACATACTCAGAATGAAGAATTAAATAAAATGGCAAAAATATTAGAAGATTTTGAACCTAATGGTCTAATGAATTGAGCCTTGACATCTATAAAATTTGTGATATAATAATACTACGACATTAATTGAAACAGATATAACATTATGGCAAAAAGAAAAAAGACAAATAAACTCCACTATGTGGACAATGCCAAATTTTTAGAGGCAATGATTGAATATAAAGCAGAATATGATAATGCAGTTAAAAAAGGTAAAGAACTCCCCCAAATTTCAGAATATCTAGGTTCAGTATTTTTAAAGATTGCTCAAAGATTATCATTCAGACCAAACTTCATAAATTATGCATTTAAAAATGATATGATTTCTGATGGAATAGAAAACTGTTTGCATTATATCCACAATTTTAATCCAGAAAAATCCAACAATCCCTTCGCTTACTTTACTCAAATAATTTATTATGCTTTTATTCGTAGAATACAAAAGGAAAAGAAACAACTCTACATAAAATATAAGAGTATGCAAAACTATGAAACAAATCCTAATTATATGGATGTTGATCTTAGTGGTGAAGTATCAGAACATGAAAATATTAATGATTATAAAAACTCCGATTTTAAGGTAGTGGTTGATGAATTTGTAGATACCTTTGAAAAGAGTAAGAAGAAAAAAGTTATCAAGAAACAAGATACAGCTTTAGAACTTTTTATGAGCGCAGCATGAAAATAGCTTTAATCACAGATACCCATTGGGGAGCACGTGGAGATAGTCTCACCTTTCTAAATTATTTTAAAAAATTTTACGATAATATCTTTTTTCCTTATCTAGAAGAACATAATATCAAAACGTGTATTCATTTAGGTGATGTAGTTGATCGTAGAAAATTTATTAACTTCAAGATACTGAATGATCTACGAACAAATTTTGTTGAACGCCTATGGAAGATGGGAATTGATACACATATCATTATAGGTAATCACGATACTTTCCATAAAAATACTAATGAATTAAATTCCATAGAAGAAATATTTACTACACATGAGGGTAAGATAGAGCCGTGGATGTATTCTTCACCAAAGGAAGTTGATTTTGATGGATTGGGAATACTTATGATGCCGTGGATAAATGAAGATAATTATGGTGAGTGTATGAAATCAATTCAGAATACACAATGTCAAATTCTTATGGGCCATCTTGAAGTAAAAGGATTTGAACAACATATTGGATCTTGGAGTCATGATGGAGTAGAATCAAAACTTTTTGATAAGTTTGATATGGCAATGAGTGGACATTTTCATCATAAGTCTGATAATGGAACAGTTTTCTATTTAGGAAATCCGTATGAAATAACATGGAGTGATTATAAGGACGCCAGGGGTTTCCATATCTTTGATACAGAGACTAGAGAGTTAGAATTCATACAAAACCCCTATAGAATGTTTAGAAAATTTTACTATGATGACAGCGAAGAAACTTTTGAATCATTAACTGAAAAAGATTATAGTGAATACGAAAACACCTATGTAAAAGTAGTAATACAAAAGAAAACAAATCCCTTTTGGTTTGATACTGTACTAGATAAGTTATATCAAGCAAATGTTGCAAATTTAGTAGTAGTTGAAAATTTTTCAGATTTGGAGTTTATGGAAGATGATGAATTGATAGATGAAGCACAAGACACCTTAACAATTTTAAGTAAATATGTAGACTCTTTAAACATAGAAAACAAAACAGAGTTAAATATGTTGATGAGAAATCTATATAACGAAGCACTAACTGTGGAGGCAGTATGATGGAAACTTATGCAGAACGCCTTCTACGAGAACAAAAGGAAAAAGAAATGACTAATTATGATTTCGATGAATTGAGGAGAAGGGAAAAAGATAAAGTAGAACGTAACTTATCCCCAGCAGATTATGATGGTATGTTAGGTCAAACTGATACTGTTGCTCCTGAATGGAATGCAAGAAGGAGTGATGAAGACATGATAGAAAAAAGGAAACAATTTGCAGAAGACCTCATCGATAGTGAAAAAACTACAAATATAGAAATAGAAATACCAGATCAAGAACTTTTACATCTAGCCAAAGCAGCTCATGAAAGGGATATAACACTTAATCAATTATGCGTTGATGTTCTTAAAAGTGCTTTTGATGATCTTGATTATAAATTTGAACATCCCACTAAACCTGTTGTACTTAAAGAATATTAAACCTTGATATATTTTAAAAATATTAGGTGGAAAAATCTGCTGAGTACCGGCAATCAGTTTACAGAAATAGAATTAAATAAAACTTCCACTACATTAATTGTCGGAGAAAATGGATCAGGCAAATCTACTGTCTTAGATGCATTGTGCTTTGGACTATTCAGTAAACCATTTCGAAGAGTTAATAGACCTCAATTAATAAACTCTATTAATGATGGTGGACTGTTAGTAGAAATAGACTTTGAAGTTGGTAGTAAATCATATACGATCCGTAGAGGGATCAAGAAAAACATCTTTGAAATCTTTGTTGATGGCCAAAAATTAAATCAAGATGCAAAGGCACAAGATCAACAAGAGTATCTTGAAAAAACAATCCTCAAATTAAATTACAAATCCTTTACTCAAATTGTTTTATTGGGAGCAAACCATTATATCCCATTTATGCAATTAAAGACACAAGATCGTAAAGGTATTGTTGAGGATTTACTTGATATTCAAATATTCTCTGTAATGAATCATTTATTGAGATATAAAATATCAGAAAATAAAGAAGAACATCAAAATGTTGAAGTCAATAGAAAATTAGCTTCTGGAAATATTGACACTACTGAAGGTGTAATTAATGATTTAAAAAAGACTAAGAAAAATCAGATTCAACAAAATGAACGAGATATTAGTAACAATGAAGTAGAAATTGAGTCATTAAATACAAAAATCAAAGGGTTGATGGAATCAATATCAAATGATAAGACGGCACAAACTCTTAAGGAGTTAGAAGGATATCAAGATGGTATTGAACGAAAGTTGATGTCGGCTGAAAAGGAAATAGAATTCTATGAACAAAACGATACTTGTTCTACTTGTAGTCAAGAACTAAATGAAGAACACAAAAAGAAGATGATTTCCACACATCATGCAATAATGCATTCTAGTAAAGGTGGATTATGGGAACTTGGTAATAAAATCAAAGAGTTAAAAAAACGATTGGAAGAAGTAACGAGCATTCAAACAACTATTACTACACATCAAAATCAAGTTCAAGCAATTAGTAGTTATATTACAAAGCTAAAAGATCAAATTAAAGAAATAGAAGAAAGAGAAGATGATCTTGATGAGAAGATAAAAAAGTTAAAAGAATTGAAAGCAGAATTTAAAACATGTATAGAACAATTAGAAAAATTATCAGAACAAAAACAGTTATATGAAACCGCAATGGTTTTATTGAAAGATACAGGTATAAAAACACGTATCATCAAACAGTATCTTCCAATAATGAATACTCTAATTAATAAATATCTGGCTTCAATGGATTTCTTTGTATCTTTTAATTTAGATGAAAAATTTGAAGAAAGTATTAAGTCAAGACATAGAGATGAATTCACTTATGATTCATTTAGTGAAGGTGAAAAGATGAGGATTGACTTGGCACTTCTTTTCACTTGGCGAACAATTGCTAAGATGAAGAATAGTGTAAATACAAATTTACTGATTTTAGATGAAGTATTTGATAGTTCACTAGATACTAATGGTACAGATGAATTTTTAAAGATTCTTAATCATTTAACAGGCAATCAAAATGTTTTCATTATTAGTCATAAGGGTGATGTACTCTTTGACAAATTTAAAGATGTTATAAGATTTGAGAAACATAAAAACTTTTCAAGGATAGTATGAGAGAGTTAGTATTAGAAGATGATCCTATTTTAAGGAAACGAGCAGTTCCTTTTGATTTTGATAATCCACAAGAAGATCCAGAAAAACTAGTAGAAGAATTGTTAGATGCAATGGAAAAATATGAGGGTATGGGATTATCTGCTTGTCAGATAGGGGTTGATTTAAAAGTATTTGTGATGAGATACAATGGTGGAGCACTATCAATATTTAATCCAAGAATAATTGAATATTCTCCGCAGAGCACATATATTACAGAGGGGTGTTTATCTTTTCCCGGATTATTTTTTCCAGTAGAGAGGTCGTATGGTGTTTCTACACAATATTACCGAAAAGATGGTGTTCAAATGAGTGGTACATTTGTAGATGTAACTGCAAAATGTTTTCAACATGAATATGATCACATGATTGGGAGACTTTATACAGAATATGCTAACACCTTCAAGCTAAGACAAGCTAGAAAAAAACAAGCACTTTGGAAAAGGAAAAATGGACGACTTCAAAGTTAAAAAAGACAAAAAAATCAGAAGGAAAGAAAGACGCCAGAATAAGGATATTAAAAACTGGCATATTGAAGAAATAGAAGATGCGTATGATTTCAATGTGATTTATGATGGGGAGGATGAAAAAATAGATAAATATTAGATAGAAAGAACTTTTAAGGAGAATAAATGAAAATAGGAACAAAACTTTTAAAATGGTGGTTAATAGTTTGCTTGGTACTTATAGGTTTTGGAACATCTTATCATTTTAACTTGCATACACTTCTATATCATGCTGATGTTACTAAACTTAGTTTCCTGATTATTGTTATTTTCGTATTTACCTCAGTTTGGATTGGAAGAAAAACTTATAATTTAGAAAACCACTCTGTCATTGATGACAAAATCGATGTTGGATGGTTTGTTGCTGAAACTTGTCTTGCATTAGG